ATTACTTCATATTTCATAGCATTCTCCTTTAATGATACTTGCTTATCAAAAACAAGCATGAGTAAAGAAGGAGGGGCCGAAGCCCCCCCGACTAATTAGCCATCGTTGCCGACAGCAAAGCTTACAGCGTGACGAACAGCAGCGTCTACTGATTGCAGAGCAACCAGACGAACAGTACCGCTCTTAGACAGGCTGTATGGATCTACAGTCAGGTCTAGGCCACCAAACATACCGATAAGCAGGTCATCGAAGTTACCGAAGTACATATTACCAGCAGTACACTGGTTAGACACGATACCGCGATACCCGTTGACGCTTCCACCAGGCTCAACAACAAACTGAGCAGTGCCAGTGGCTTTCTCAGTAGTCTTCAACGCGCCGTACATAGAAGCTGGCAGGATGTAAGACAAGTTGCCTTGCAGGGCGTTATCTTCAGCAACAGCAGTTTCCATTGCAACAACTTCAGCGAACGTTGGGTTAGCAGCGCCGAAAGTAGTTGAATTGATACCAGCAGTAGACAAGATACCAGTAGGCTGACCGTTCAAACCAGTGCCTTCGAGACCAGCTTTGTCAATTGCCAGAGCAAGAGCGCGGGTAAGGTCGTCACGAATCAGGTTCTCAACGTCAAGGCTAGACTGAATCAACAACTGACGAGTAACATCAGTGTGAGCGCCAAGAGTCTTAGGAGACAAAGAGATTTGGCCTACAGTCATTTCAGTTGCAGCAGAATCAGCACCTTCGGTGTCAATCCAAGCAGCGGCAGAAACGCCAGTCTTCTTAGGAATCTTAACATCGCCACTCAAACCACCTAGCATACGAGCGCCAGCCTGCATAACAGAAGATTGGTTGCGAAGTGCGTCAATGAAGTCACCGCCACGGAAGTCATCACCGAACAGGTTGCTATCGTCACCACTGTTCATGGTACGCTTCCAAGTGCTAAGAACTTCAGCAGGAAGCATCAGGCCTTGTGCAGTTGTGCCATATTGCTCGGCAGCAGCGCGTGAACACTCAAATTCAAAAGCAGCAGCTTCTTGAGCGCGGCGATCAGTTGGGTTGGCAAGTGCGTGGATAGCACGAGTCAGACTAAATCGCTGCATTTCTTTCTTGTCCATACCAACATTCTGATCTTCCAGAGCGCGGGTTGAACCAATAGCTTCTAACAACTCACCACGAAACTCTTCGATGCTACGGCCTTCGTAGATTGCTTTACGAGCCATTTCACTTTGGTTGTGACGAGATCCAAGCTCAACAATCTGAGCTGCGTTACGTTGTGCGGATTGCTGGGCTTCAGCTTTTACCGCTTGAATATCAACTTCTGACATAGTATTTCTCTCTTTAAATGAAGTTTTAATTACGGGTTTATGTGAAACTTCGCTCGAACGCCCAACGCCAACTGTCATATCGGCAGGAATAGACACCAAACTTGCTTCTACTGGTTTCCACGATTTGGCGCGATAAACGTCACCATTGCGCGAATCCTTTTCCATCTTGCTGATAGCATAACCAACCGAAATGTTAGCTCTAATACCATCAACAACATCAGAGAATGCTTCACGGGCAAGCTCACCTTTTCCAAAGCGAACCTTAGCACGCAGTCTACGCGATTGCTCATCAAGCTCTACTGATTCTATAACACCGATTTGCTTCTCTGGATCGTGATCCAACAGCAGTGGTGCGCGACCAGACGCTAAGAACGATAAATCAATCGCCTCAGAAGTGTGGTCTAATATTTCTTTACCGAATGAACGCTCAACAGGCTCTTCGCTAGATATAGCGATCTGAACAGTTCTCGACTCCTCGTTAATAGGAGACATATCCAGTTCCATAGCTCTATGGCTAACTTCTAGCCCTTTGCGCTCTTCAATTACCTCGTCAACTGCTAATTCCTCTGCAACTTCCTCAGCAGCAACCTCTTCGGCTACTACTTCTTCAGCAACAACTTCCTCAGCAACTACGTCTACAATTTCTTCTACAATTTCTTCAGACATAATTTATTCCTCAATCGACAGTATTGTCGGTGTTTTCATCTTCGATTATATCAGGATTTATTGAGTTTAGGGATGCGCCAAACGGCTCTAGTGCATACCTAACGCCAAACTGATCTGCAACTTCACGATCTTTAGCAATCTGAGACACCAACTCTTCTACATCTTTACCGTACTGAGATGCGACATCCTGAAGGCTCAAGATACCATTCTTCAGTCCCATTACCGCAGCGCCCATCTCTTTCTGTGGGTCAACCCAGTTCCAAGCCTTACCTCTGAACTGAGCAGCATCAGAGAACCTGTCGTACTGACGCAAGGGTATTCCAAAGCTATTGATCTCCATCGCGGCTCCAAGCCACTCTTCAAATACAGGTCGAACAAAATGATCTATTACAAACCGTTGCAAAACTCTGTACTGATCTCTCTCTTCAAGTGCGCCCTGACGAATTGAGCTGTAACTAGTAGCCTCAAGGTCGTTAGACAAGCTTGTATAGCTAACACCAATTGCAGAAGCTATTCCCTTCAAGCAAGCCTTGTGAAAGCCTTCAAATTCGTTATTTGGGTATTGCGGGTCAAATGCTTTAAAGTCAACGCCGTTGGGGAGCTGATGAAACGTGCCTGGAGTCGCTTCCATAATAGGAACATTGCCATCAAGATCGTCCGCTACAAATCCATCACCAGTAGGCGAGGTAAAGAAGCCCATCTTAGACGCACCAATTCTCGCATTTACAATAGCAGCTTCACGCAAAGCGCCTAACTGCTTAATTGATGCAAGAGCAGGAGAAATCCAAGGATCTCCTCTAGTTTGACCAGCTCTGTTTGGGTCATACAAATGTATAACTTTCTCAGCGGGAATTCTGATGTGCTTAGTAGACTTTCCTGTAGTGGAATAGTCATAATCGCCAGGATGGTAGCTCAAAACGTGATAAGCGACAGGCTTTTTGAACTTATCTAGCTCAATACCCATGCGAACTTCGTTACCGTTAGCCAGTCTTTCGTTCTTTTGCTCATCAACTTGATCCGGCTCAATGAACTCAATCGCGAATGAATCGTGGAATGAAGGCCCTCTATGCTTAACAATAAAGGCTTCACCGTCTCTAGCCAAGCTTTCCATTGCCAATTTCTGTGCGTCAACCCATGAATGCTTGCCGTCTACAGTGCAATTACCTAGCTTACCCCACTTCTTAAACGCAGATTCTACCTTTTGGTTGCCGTCTCTGTCAGACTTTCCAATGCTATCAGTTGCTTTTACCTGAAGATTAAAGCCTTTTTCACCAATAACATTGGTTTTGAGCAGCATTAGGTATCTTTTGACGTATTCGTTGTTTCTGGCAAGATCGCGTGAGCGAGATCGTAGGATTCTTATTGCTGGACGTAATTCGCTATCCGCACTTCGCTCAGAAGCCTTAAAGTCATTAAAAAGATAGCCTTGATTGGCTCCTTGGTATGATCTTTTAAAAGTCTTGCCCTTCAACTTAGGCTTGGCCTTAAATAAGTCAAATATTGCCACTTAAAACCTCACTTGAATCGTTGATGAACCTTTTCGGCCATTTTTTATACTAATTTTAGACTGTTCATTCAAAACTTCCTGTTTATAGAAGTTTCTAGCCTCTTGCAGCTCTGCAAAAGTCATTTTAGTTAAAGATCGACCAGCAATAGAATAGCTTGAAACGTCAGAATCAGCTTTTCCATTAAGCATACTCTCAATCTTATCAAGCATTATTTCCGAATTGCTTCGAGGATCTGCAAGATTAACGTCTAAATCTGGAGTAATGTTAAAATTACCGCGATCAACAACAACTCTTTCGCTGTCAGAGTTTCGCTTAATCTCAAGCTGGTAGAAATAATAACCTGGAACAAAAGCTGAACTGTCTGATCCAACTACAGTGAACAGATAATGATTAGATTCGCTTGAGCCAACAACTTGAATTTCTTCAGCGCCGCCGCCAGTAATTCTAGCAACATAAGTAGCGGTATAGGAATCGGTAGGATAGTCTGCAACAAGGCTTGACTTCTTCCACTGAACAAAGTCACCAACTACTATAGACTCTGGTTCACCTTCAGGAGCGTTTGCTGCATCAAAAGCATTGGCCATTTATTTTTCCTTTAACGCCAAGAATTAACAAAACCTTTACCTACATTAGGTACAAATGATTCTTGCCTTCTGCTCGGCTTTACAGTTTCGGGCTTTACTGACCCACGGCCTTTATTGTCGGCCAGAGTATTAATGTCAATATTCAATATCGCATATGCTGACAAGGCGTAAACAAAACAGTCTAAAGCTTCGTTTCTTGGCCTAATCTTCTGGAATACGCGCTGTTTGTATCCACGAACAAACTTTGTGATTACCTTCTCGGCAGTTAATTGCCGAAAATACTCATCATTTAAGTCATCGTGAAAGTGAATATAACCAGCACCTTCATCCTTAATCCGCATCCTAGCGAACAATAAATCTTTTGCTGTATTTACACCAACTGGAAACAGCAGGCATTTGCCAATATTGTTTTTTGATGGACGGCCAACAATGGCTTTACCTTCACCACCAACACCTTTT